AGGTGCCGCCAAGTGAAAGATGACATCGGCGCGCAGGTCTTGCGGAATCTCCCTGCCGATTGGTGTAAAGTCAATCCCAGCCTGTGTCAGATGCGCCAACATCGCCTGACCAAGGTGACCACTTGCGCCGGTCACGCCCACGCGCACGACTACATCTCCACCGAAACATAATTCCACGAAGTCGCAGACTGCGTTGGTTCTATGCCAAGCATGGTCAACAATTCTGACCACACCGCAGGAATGTCAACGGTTGGGTCACTCGCTGCCACAAACTCATTGACATGATCACAGCCAACAACGATTGCTGGCGTTGCGTGAACCTTGACCCGCTTGCACCCTGTGTAGGCAAAGGCAGGGCCATACAGTGTTGCAGCCTTACCCCGCGCCAGTTCAACATCCAAGGCGCTACGGCGCAGCACGTTGGCGCTGATCAGAGTTGCCGCGATCATTGTGCCTGGTTGCGCCGCCTCGATCTCTGCCGGTGTTCCCACCATGCCAGCTGCGCCGGTCGGTGCCTTGTGACTCAACAGAATCAGTCGGTCAATGTCGGTGTGTTCAATTTCGTTGAGAATGTCAGCAACAGCATTTGGCAAGATCACGTCATCGTCTGAGATCATCCACAACCAAGCGCCAGTGCCGATGGTCAGACCGCGCTCAAGGTTGGCAACGCCGCCGGTGTTTGACGGTTGGTGCAGATAGGTCACCGAACACGGCGCGTTCGATAGTGAACGCAACGACTTCAATGCGGTTTGATCAGGGCAATTGTCGGACACGATCAACTCGCATTGATTGGTGAGCTGCGGCGCCAGACTTGCAAACAGGTCAGCAATCTCAGGGCGACGATATGCCGGCACGTAGATAGTCAGTTTCGGTTGCGCCTTTGACTTGGCAATAATCGTGGTCTTGGCTTCCACAACCTTTGGCGCTTTGGCCAACTCTTTGAGATATGGCCGCCAATACTTTTTCCACACTCTGTCGGCGTCGTATTCAAGTGCGTGTTGGCGCGCTTTATCGCTGCGCACACGTCCACGCTTGTAAGCCTTTTCTAAGGCGTCAACAATGCTGGGAATGTTGGGTGTGGCAAACCATGACAACTGTGTGCCATCCCAAAACGGTTGATTCTCTGTCAGCCATCCATCACCCAGCAACTCAGGTGATGCACTAAAGTCATTAGCCACGGCCACAGTTCCACAGGCCTGCGCCTCAAGTAAGGTCAAACCGAAACCCTCACCCATTGTGCTGGCCAGCAATACATCGGTGCCATTGAACAATGCCGCCATCGCCTCATTGGGGATACCGTTATGCATAGCGTGTTGACTCACAAACTTGAAGTTGTCTTGATCTTTCAAACCGCAAGCCCGCAGCAGAAAGTCAAGTGCCAGCCCGCCGTAGTTGCCAAAACGTTCGGTGTGTAGATATAACCGCACATCAGGTTTATCTTGAGCAAAAATCGAATAAGCCAAGATGTTTTCAGCCCATGACTTTCGGTGAATACCACCGGCGCTGCTGGCTTTGTTGGCGTTGATGATTGAAACCACAAACAGGCTGTCAGGGTCATCATGTTCAAAGCTCATCAACTCGCGCCCGGTCTTGCCGTCATAAGTTGCACCAGGGTGATACATCTTGGTGTCAATGGCCATCGGGATGTAGTGCGCATTAGTTAAACCGGCGCGCTGCATCTGCTCGAATCCAAACATGGTCACCGCAATTGATGTGATGTTTTGGCGTTGTAAAACTTGCAACACATTGGGCGGCAATGGCTGATGATCAACCATCGCCCACACCGATGTTGGCACGTCTTTCCACATTGCCTCTGGCATTGTCCACGCATCAAACAGGCAGACAACGTGCGCAGGTAGGTCAGGGTTTTCGCGTTTCCATGTGGTGAAGTTTGCGCGCACGGTGTCGTTGGAATAAGACTCAATTCCCATAGGGAAAATTGGAATGTCATTCCAGTCGCTGCGCATACCTTGCAAGCCATAATTGCAGTTGATTGCGACAGCGTGACCGTCACGTTTGATTCGTTCCACCGCTTGCGCGGTTTGCGTTCCATAGCCAGTTCCGCACCAAGGTGCGTTGCTATGCCATAACAGTGCCATTGGATTGTTCACAGGGTTCTCCGTTCGCAGGGTGCGCAGGTTTGCAGGTGTGAAGTGTGGGAGGCCAGTCCTGCGCCCCGACCTCCCACACAATTAAGTCACTGGTGGAATGACTAAGCAGTGCCACCAATGAAGTACTTGACAGCATCGCTGCCGCCGCCACCAAGGTCACCATCAAGGCGAATGGTTGCGCGCCATGCGATTTGATCAGAGAGGAAATAGGCCTCATCTGAACGAACGATCTCCACGCCGCCAACGCTGCGCGTGATGTATGCACCCATGTCACCGAACAGGACTGACTTGACGCCAGTTCCTTGGGCCGGGACATAAGGCGACTCGTAGACCGGATATCCAAGCAGCGATCCGACCATGCCTTCGGCGGCATAGGTTTGGAACAGGTAGCCTTCGGCGCCCTTGAGCTGACGAACGCTTCCCATCGTTGCGCGTGACATCATCCAGCCCGCGTTGGGCTGGCTGGCGTACAGTGAATCGACCGAGTGCATGAGTGTGATCAGGTTGTCAGCAGTGAATGCACCCGAAACGCCGGTGCCGCCACGAACGCCTGAACCTGCCGCAGTCACAATTCCGTTGGGCTGAACGGTGCCAGTTCCAACAGTGAGCAGTGAGTTTGCAGCTGTTCCCAAAGCGATACCCATTTGAGCGCCAAGGAATGCCTGCAAGTCAACGCCGGTGTCCTCAACAAGTTCACGCGATGCGACAACAAGTGTGCCGATCTTGTGGCTGCGCAGAGTTAGGTTGGTGAAGGTTGGGTCAGAGACAGCAAAAGTCGCGCCTTCAGCCGTGGCCGTTCCCGCCATTCTCGCATTTTCCACCGGAACTTTTATGTCGTTGCCACTGTTGGTGTTCAACAGGTTGATGACACTGCCATCGAGCATTGGCCCGGTGGTGAGCAACTTGGCCTGAATCGTTGCAAGGAATCCCTGCGGAACGGTCTCTGGGCCTTTAGTGCTGGTGTCAGTGTCAAGCGCACGACGCTCGAATGTGTGTGAGCGAATTTCGCCACGGGCCATTGCGCGCAGGATGTCTGAATCGCTGCGAACATCGGAACGCTTTGCATCGGTGCGAACCTCTGGTGCAAAAGACATTGCTTCTGCAACTTTGGCGTCACGCATCTCAGCGCCACGAACCTCGTTGATGTGATCTTGGCGGTTGTCCATTTCTGCGTTGAGTGCATCCCATGCGGTGCGCTCTTCAACGGACAATTCACGCTTCTCTGCTTCTGCGCGCTCAAGGTATGAACGGGCTGAATACAGGTCTTTGTTCTGGGCTTCGATAAGCCGTTCCAAGTAAGACATGTTTTCTCATTTCGTTTGTTTGAATTAGTCGCAGGAATGACAAGGGCGCGGCTCCGCTACCCGAATGGCGCCGGTCGGCTCCGACCTTGCGCACAGTGCAGTGCTGGGAATCGCACCCAGTTGCCTGACAGTTTCAATGTGTGGTCAGGACTTTCTATTCACTGCGATAAATCAGATGTTCAATTGCTTTGCAATCAAATCCAATTTGTTAATCAAAATCCCCATCGGCACATTGGCCTCGGCGGGAACTTCATCAAGCTTGCCGGCGGCACTATCAACAACAGTGCGCAGCAAACTCGCCTGATCATCTGACAACTCACCAAGTTCCAACGCAGCAATTGCGTCAGTGAGTGCATCAAAGTCGGTTGAAGTGCGACGCGCAATGAGTCGTAGATTGCGAACGCTTGCTGTCGTGGCAGGGTAGGCAGCGGTCGAAGTGACAACTGAAACTTCATGCAAGCGCACTTCATTCAATGTGCGCTCAGCGCCGTTGTCACTCCATGAATCACGCACGGTTGAAAATCCGAATGACATTGTGCTGACATCGCCGCGCTCAATCAACACACGCAAGTCGTTTGCGTAGGTGACATCAGGCAAGTCGGCTTCAACAAATAAACCGTCTGGGCGATCCTCAAGGCGCAATGTCTTTGCTCGCGTTGACGCCAGCACATGCAAGTCAGAATGATTGACAAACATTTTGATATCGTTGCGTGACTTGAGTGAGCGCGTGAAAGCGCCAGGGGCGATGCGCTCAACAAATGGCAACGGCAGGCTGGGGCTGTCGTATTTGGCTGCATATCCCATGAAGGTCATGCCGTCACCTGTCGTGGCTGCGCGCAGCTCTAAAGGTTCGGTGTCAATTGTTCTAATCTCAAGGTCGCTCATTGTTGTCCTTCCTTGCAAACGGTTTGATTCACGTTCCAGAAACCTGATTGCAGGCTGTGGGTTTAGTGGGTTGATTCCCCACAAGTAATGCGCCACCGCGCCGGCACCGGGCCAGTCAGGATGGTCAGGGTCGTTGTTTTTAGGTGCCCGCAAGTCAACGGCATGACGCT